AAGGGCGGATATGCCTATATCGAGAAACGTGGGAGCCGGTATCAGTCAATTCGGTATGTGGATGAACGAAATATATCGATAGGCCTGAAGAACTTTGATCCGATATTCAAGGAATACAAGATTCTGGTGAACGGAATTGCATACAATCCGAAAGATTTCTTTACGATCCTCCGGAAGACACATGACGGAATGGAATCACGGAGCATCATCGATGAAAATCCGTTGCTGATCGATGTTGCATACACGGAGCTTGCATTCGAACTGTCTCAGGCCCGGAAAGGCGGAACACGAAGAGGGTTCCTGCAAGCTGACAAACCACTGACGCAACCGGCTGTTGATGCGCTGAAATCCGGCTTCCGGAAACTGTACGGATCTTCGGATGAAAATGTGGTCATCTTGAATAACGGCGTGAAGTTCCAAGAAGCATCCGCAACCGCTCAGGAATTGCAGATGAACGAAAACAAGGCATCCAATGCCGAAGAAATCTGCAAGCTGTTTGGAATTCCCGCATCTATGATATGTGGAAGCAAGACCGGGAACAGCATGACGGACAACGACATGAATCAATTCATTCGTGCTTGCGTTGCTGTCATGACGGACATCGAATGCAGTCTGAACCGTGACATGCTGATGGAATCTGAAAAAGATCAGTATTTCTGGAAGTTCGATACGAAGGAACTGACAAGAGGATCCATTAGAGAACGGTATGAAGCATACAGGATCGGTCTTGAAAAGAACTTCCTCCAGATTGACGAAGTGCGGAAGGCAGAAGACCTTAAACCGCTTGGAATCGACTGGATGCAGCTGAACCTTAACACGGTCTTCTACAATCCGGAAACCAAAGAAATCTACACGCCGAACACGAATCAATCAATGAACTTGAATGACGGAGCCGGTGCGAACACGGCAAGCGTCAGCCAGGTGCAAACGGAAAAACCGGAACAGCCAGCGGAAGAAGAACGAGCCGATGAAAAGAACATCATTGTTGTCGGGCCTCCGGGTTCCGGTAAGACTACATGGGTTCGTGAGAACATGAAAGATGGTGACATTGTTCTTGACATGGACAAGATCCGGTCTTCCTTGCTTGGAACGGATGCGGAACACAAAGACGCTCCGGAACTGACACACATCCTTTCAATGATTGGATGGGCGGTTCGCAAGGGTGTAGAAGAAGGTGACATCACCGGAAAAGCCTACATCATCACCTCAACGACCAACAAAGCAAAACTTGAACAGTGGAAGAACCAGATCAACGCTGACTTACACGTCATGGATACAACAGCGGAAGAGTGCAAACGAAGGATTGACGAAGATCCGGAGAGAGAAGACAAGAAGCTGATGTATGAACTTGTTGATGAATGGTTCGCTGAGTGGGAAGGAGGTGAGAAGGATGAGAGCGGAACTGAGAGCTGACGGTCTGCATATCAGCGGTTATGTGAATGTTCCCGGCAGAGAGAGCCGTCCGGTCATGACTCCGTACGGAAGAGTGATCGAGGTGATCGAACAGCGGGCATTCGCAAAAGCCATTGAACGTGCGGACAACATCCAGATGCTTCTGGACCACGACCACAACAGGGAGCTGGCAAGCACACAGGCGAACACACTGACGGTCACTGAAGATGCCGTGGGACTTAGAGCGGAATCCATTGTGACGGATCCGGAGGTCATCGAGGGTGCAAGAGCCGGAAAACTTCGTGGTTGGTCATTCGACATCAAGAATCCGGTCGATACGCTTGAACAGAGAGCGGAAGGACTTCCAGTCAGACATATAACTGATCTGGATATGTCGGAGGTATCTCTGATCATGAACAAGATTCCGGTTTATTCCTCCACTTCCATAGAGGTGCGGGCGGATACCGAAGAAGGCGAACCGGTCGAGTACAGAGCGTATATGCTGGATGATGTGGAATTTGACGATGTCACAGAACCGGAAAAACCGGAAGCACCGGAACTGGAAGCAGAGCCGGAACCTGAACCGAAGCCGGAGATCAAATATCTGGAAGAGGTCCACGAAGTCATAACGACAATGAGAAACTTCATAACGATAAGAACAGAGCGCACGGAGTAACAACCGTGCTTTTTTCATGCTCAGAAAGAGAGGGATGAACCATGACAAGAGACATGCGAATCAAAGCACTGACTGAGAAGATGGATGCCATCGTTGAACAGATGGAAACCATGACCGCTTCTGCTGTTGATGACAACGGCGAAGAGAGAGCCTTCTCGGAAGAAGAACAAGCAACCTTCAATGACCTTCAGGAGAAGGCAACGAATCTGAAAAACACGATTGAGGCAGAGGAAAGAGCCAGAGATCTGGAACTGAAACCTGTCGAACAGAAAGTAGAGGAGAAAAAAGAAATGACAATCGAAGAAAGAGCAATCGCAGAAGAGCGTGCATTTGCTGATTACCTGCGTGGCGTGGTCTCTGAAGAGAGAGCAGCAGGTGATGTAAACATGGCGAAAGCTGACGGAGCTGCAACGATCCCGACCACGATCGCTAACAAGATCATCACAAAAGTGTGGGACATCTGCCCGATCGCCGCACGTGCGACCAGATACAACGCAAAAGGAACACTGTCCATTCCGTACTATCCGGCAACGGTTTCGGGTGCTACACCGGATCTTGCTATGGCGTATGCCGCTGAGTTCTCCGAACTGGAATCCACATCCGGCAAATTCACCAGCATCGACCTGCAGGCATTCCTTGCGGGTGTGCTGACGAAGGTATCCAAGAGCCTTGTCAACAACAGCCAGTTTGACATTGTTGGTTTCGTTGTTGATCACATGGCTGAAAACATCGCTAGATGGCTTGAGAGAGAATGTCTGATTGGGACCGCTAACAAGATCACCGGTCTTGCTGCCGCTACTCAGACTATGGAAGCCGCTGCAGCTGCAGCTGTTACCGCTGATGAACTGATCGATCTGCAGGGAATGGTCAAGGATGCGTTCCAGCCGAATGCCTGCTGGATCATGGCTCCGTCTACCAGAGATGCGATCAGAAAGCTGAAAGACGGTGAAGAGCGTTACCTGCTTGCTCCGGACTACAGAGAAGGCTTCGGCTACATGCTGCTCGGAAAACCGGTCTTCGTTTCCGACAATATGCCGGCACTCGGCGCAGGAAACAAAGAGATCTTCTACGGAGACCTGTCGGGTCTGGCACTGAAGTTCAGCGAAGATATCAACATCGAGGTCCTGCGTGAGAGATTCGCAACTGAGCATGCCATCGGCGTAGTTGGCTATCTGGAATGCGATGCGAAGATTGAGAATGAGCAGAAGATCGCTGTTCTGGTTGGCAAGGCTTCATAAGTAACGGAGGTGCGTGACCGATGAAAGTCAAAGCAAAAGTTGGCTTCAGCGGTGCTATCTCCATGAGCGTTGGACAGGTCGGAGAGATTGAAGACAGAGAACTTCTTTCCGACCTGCTTCAGGCGGGATATGTCGAAGAAGTCAAAGCAGAAAAAGCCGATAAGCCGGCTCCCAAACGGAAGGCGGTGAAGTCAGGTGACAATAAGTGAAATTAAGAAACAAAACGTAGCTGACTTCCTGAGACTGGATGATGCAAGCGACACGCTTCTGACTCCAATCATGGATGCGGCAACGAAATACATCCTCGACTATACCGGAATGACCGAAGATGAGCTGGATGACCATGAGGATCTGTATACGGCATTCATGGTTCTTTGTCAGGACATGTATGACAACCGTGCGATGTATGTAGATAAGAACAACGTCAATCGAGTGGTTGACAGCATTCTTTTCCGGCATCGTGCGAACTTCGTATGAAGGCAGGTGGTTGTCATGTATGTGAATCCGGGAGATCTCGATAAGCAAATCCAAGTCATCAGAAAAACCGAACCGACCTACAACGATGAAGGCAAGAGAGTCATCAATGAAGAAGTTGTCCGGTCGTGTTGGGCGCAGGTCAAGAACACAAGCGGCACGGAATTGATTAAAGCCGGAACGGAATTTGCGGAAGCAAAGAAACGCTTTCTGGTCCGGTATACAGATACAGAGATTAATGCCGCAATGGTGGTCCGGTACAAGGGTGTGGATCATGACATTCTGTACGTTAATCCCTATGGGGATAACAAAGAATATCTGGAAATCTGGACAGATCTGAAAGAGCAGGTGATTTGATTGGCGGACAACATAAACAAGAAAATTGTGAGTGTTTTGGCTCCCATCGGACTCCCTGTTGCGGAATCGCTCTATGAAGGAAACGCAAAAGAATACACCTACTATGTAATCGCACTCAACAGAGTTGCGGACAACGGTGACAATTGCCCACAAGCGTATGCCGCAAGCGTCCAGATCCATTATGTGTGCGAATGGGAGAAATCCTACGATGCCACTGTAAGAAATATACGGCGTGCCTTGCGTGATGCTGATTTTGTCGGACTGAATGTAGTGGACATGTCAGACGCAAAGGACCGAATCAGACACTTCATTATTGAAGCTGAAGTGGAAGACGAATACTCACTGGAGGAATGACTTATGGCATCCATATCGGTTGAAGGTTTTGATGATGTCATCAGAAAACTGGAAAAACTGAGCAAGAAAGACGAAGTCGAGGGAATAGCGAAGAAGGCCATCGATGCCGCAAAGGGAGTTGTTGTCAGCTCCATGAAATCGGCTGTTGCATCCTCAGAACACGGCCCATATTCGACCGGATCCGTATCAGGGTCCATATCTCCGACAGACACCAAAGTCAATTCATACGGTGTGTACAGTGTTGCCAGACCGACTGGCAGAGACCGCAAAGCAACTCGGAACGGTGCGAAGGCGGCATTCTTGGAATACGGAACGCCACGCATGGCTGCAAGACCGTGGAGGGCAAGAGCGGTTGCATCTGCTGAAGGCAAAGCAATAAAGATCATTGAAGAGGTTCTTCAATCAGAAATGGAACTAGAATAACCAATTTTTTATATGGAGGGAAAACAAATGTCTAAAAAAGGTATCGAATATGCGGTATTTGGAATCTTTGACGAAACAGCCGGCACTTATTCCGGCGGCAAATATCTCAGCCCGGTAGCCGCTTACAACGGCAATCCGACCAAAGCCAGCGTGAAGGACTACGGTGACAATCGTGTTGTTGAGACAGATAACAGCGTGACCGGCGGCACCCTGACGGTGGAATTTAACCATGATCAGGAAGATATCTATACGATGCTTCTGGGCCATCAGCTTGAGACCGGTGAAGGCACCGACAAGGCGATCCTTTTCAACGCAAATGACGTTGCACCGTATGTCGGCACTGGTGCAATCGGCAAATCCGAAGGAGACTACGTGGCGAAGTTCTACAAAAAGGTTCAGTTCGCAGAGCCAAATGATGAGAACCAGACCAAACAGGAGAACGTGACCTTTAGCCATGTCACTCTTGAGGGCGAGATCTTCGTTCTGGAAGACGGTTCTTGGAAAGAGACCAAGCGGTTCTCCACTCTGGCAGCTGCTAAGACCTGGCTGAACGGCAAGGTTGGCATCACCGCACAGGGCAACGGCGGAAACGGCTGACACTGATCCATATAAAGGAGGCATTGGATGAGTGCATTGCAACCAAGAGGGATTCCGGTCAACATCGGCGGCGTAGAGAGGAGATTCCTCTTTACGTTCGCCGCAATTGACGAAATCCAAGACCACTTTGACAAACCACTTGTCGAGGTGTTGGAAATGCTGAAGGATGACCGGACGTTGTACAAGGCAGCAGGCTTTATTGTTTGCACGCTGATAAACGATGAAATCATCCGAAACGGTGGAAAAGGCAGAGGTCCTGAACTGATGGAAGTAATGCGGATGCTTGACCTGTCAATGACAGCAAGGGTGGTGCGCACGATCCTGAAAGCGTATGGGATCTCTATGCCGGACCCGGACGAGGATGATGAACCGGATGATCCTGATGACATAGAACAGCTGAACATTGCAAGGATGATATATATCGGAACGACAAAACTGGGTTACTCGGAAGCAGAGGTGCTTGCGATGACACCGAAGAAGTTCCATTTGATATATGATGAATACCTTGAAATGAACGGCGGGAAAAAAGATACTGGTGGGGGAATTGATGATTTGCCCTAACTGAAAAGAAGCGTCCATGCATGAACTTGAATAGGTTTAATGTGTGGACGCTTTTTCTTGTATAAGGAGGATAACATGCCGAATAAAATTGGTATAGTCCTTGCGCTCGACGGCGAGAAAGAGTTCGCCAACGGCATGAAGTCCGCTGAAGAGTCAGCAAAGAAATTTGACCAACAATTAAAGAACTTAGAGGACGAATACAAGGGGAACGCAAACAGTCTGGAAGCGTTGACCAAGAAGCAGGAATTACTGAAAGAAAAGCAGGAAGCCGCCAACCGTGCGCTTGAATCTGCAAAGGGCGGTCTGTCCAACGCAAAGAAGAACTACCGTGATGCCGGAGAAGCATTGGAGAAATATTCCGATGAACTGGAAGACGCACGGAAAGAACTGCAGAGAATGGATGATGCGGGAGAAAAAGGCACTTCCGCATATAAGAAGCAGGCCAAAGCGGTCGAAGACCTTGAAAAGAAGGTTGCAAAGCAGTCTCAGGAACAGGCGAAAGCGTCCGTAAATATCGACAGATGGGAAACGAAGGTTGCAAAAGCTGACGGTTCCGTCAAAAAGCTGAATACGGCTGTTGACAAGAATGAGAAGTATGTAAAGGAAGCAAGCACGTCTGCCGACAAGTGTGCCACATCCATCGACAAGATGGGCAACGAGATGCAGGAAGCTACCGGCGAAGCCGAAAAGATGGGTTCCGGTATCAAGGACGCTCTTTCGGTTGCTGTTGGTAATCTCATGTCGCAAGGCTTTGATATGCTTGTGGACGGTGCAAAGCAGGCGGCTGAGTACGTTGTGGAGGTCGGATCCAGATTTGAAACTTCCATGAGCAAGGTGGAAGCGTTGTCCGGTGCTACTGGTGCGGAACTGGAAGCTCTTTCCGACAAAGCGAAGGAACTTGGTTCGTCTACACAGTACAGTGCTTCAGAAGTGGCGGACGCATTCTCCTATATGAGTCTGGCAGGGTACTCGACAGAAGAAATGCTTCAGTCTATTGATGGAGTGCTGAATCTTGCAGCTGCATCGCAAATGGATTTAGCTGAAGCATCAGACATGGTCACAGACTATTTATCTGCTTTTGGTCTTGCTGCTTCAGATGCCGGTCATATGGTCGATATGCTGGCATACGCACAGGCGAACAGCAACACGACCACTCAGCAATTGGGTGATGCCTTCGGAAACTGTGCGGCAAACATGAATGCAGCCGGACAGGACATGGAAACTACCACTGCAATTCTGGAAGCCTTCGCAAATCAGGGCATCAAAGGTTCTGAGGCTGGCACGAAACTGTCTGCCATTATGCGTGACATCACTGCTAAGATGCAGGATGGCAAGATTCAGATCGGTGACACAGCGGTTGCGGTCACAGATGCAAACGGAAACTTCAGAGACCTGACAGATATCCTGTTGGATGTGGAAGCGGCTACAGACGGAATGGGAACAGCTGAACAGTCTGCCGCACTTTCCGCAACGTTCACAAGTCGGTCTGTCGGTGGTCTGAATATGATCCTGGCTGAAGGAGTCGGAAACATTGCCGCATACGAACAGGCTCTGAGAAATTCTGACGGAGCTGCTGCAGATATGGCGGCTACCATGCAGGACAATCTGGGCGGAAAGCTGAACGATCTTGGGTCGAAGCTTGAAACTCTTGGCATTACGATTTACAGCAAGATTGCAGGTCCTCTTGAAGGCGGTGTCGCAGGTGTTTCAGCATTAATTGCAAAAATCACAGATGCGTTAACTGCTGAACAAACAGAGGTAGACAAGTTCTTTGAAAACATAGGTAGCGCAGAAAAGACTCTGACAGACGCTATGGAACACGCTCAAGGAATTGTCGACAATGCTGAAATCGAATCCAGTAAGCTCGGACTTCTTGGCGAACAGCTGATTGCATTGAATGAAACAGAGAATCTCTCGGCATCACAAAAGGAAAGACTGAAAGCAATTGTCGACGAACTGGCTGGAAGCATACCAGAACTTGCGGCGGCATACAATGAAGAGACCGGCAAGATTGACATGCAGACATCGAGCATTGAAAACCTGATAAGCAAGAAGCGTGAAGAAATGATCGAAAACGCTAAACTTGCGGCGGCGCAGGAACTGTACAATGCACAGCTTGAAGCAGGTGCAAAGCTCCAGATGGCTGAAATCGGTCTGGAAAGAATACAGAAACAACAGGAGTTGTATGAATCTCTTTCGCAGACAATGCAGGATGCTGCAAACATGGCGGTGTCATTCGATGAAGCTATGGCTGGCCCCACACAGGGGATGGTATTTCAGAAACAAGCTCTGGATGCGTTAAATGCTGCATTAAAGGAAGGGTCAATCGACAAAAACAAATACATCGAACTTTCCGACCTGATTACTTCGGCGAACTGGGACAATTCCGCTTCTATGCAGGGCTTGGCTGACAACACGAAGCTTCTCGGTGATGAATTGGCAGGAACAGCAGAAGAAGGTCAAGCTGATATTGAAAGATTGCAAGGCTCTTACGATCAGGCGACTCAACAGGTCAATGATTACAATGAAGCTGTCGACCGAACGATTGACTCTCAAAAAGAATCAAACGAAGCGTCTGAAGAAACAGCTGAAAGCAATGAACAGTTGGCTCAGTCCTATGAGGAATTGACAGAAGCACAAGAAGAAGCAATCAACGCTTTCGGTGAATTAAGCGGAAAGACTACTTCCGAACTGGCAGAACTGCAGTCACAGCTTGGAATGTCCAATGAAGAGTTTGCAAACTGGTGTACACAGCGGACGGAAGAAACACAGAAGGTTATTGAGGCCTATCAGAATCTGGTTGAAAGCGTGGCAACGTCCATGCATGACTTCGCCACATCCATAGATACATCCGGCGAAGAAGGTTCGACCGCTATCGACAATATGGTCAAAAACCTGACCGACAAAACGGCAGAGTTGCGGACATGGGTCGACAACATGAAGACTCTCGGTCAGATGGCTGGCAAGGAACTTCCGCAGGGTCTGTATGATGAACTGTTGCAGGGCGGTCCGGCAAAGACGGCAGAGGCGGTTCAGGCTCTTGTCGATGCGGCACAGAAGGAAACCGGAAAGTTTGAAGAAGTTGCGAACCAGTACAACGAAGCGTTGTCTATTGAGGCAGAGGCCGGAAACCTCGCACAGTATTCTTCCACTGGTAAAGCATATGCTGAAGCGGTCAAAGAGGGTTTTGTCGGTTCTCAGGCAGAATATGAGTCAGCTGTTGCACAGACGATGGAAAGCGGTGCATCTACTGCAAAGGAAGGTGCGGAAGGTTATACGGAAGGCGGACAGCAGGCAGGGCATAACCTTGCGGAAGGAGAAAAGTCCACTGAAGGTGAAGTGACCGGAGCATCTCAGGCAGTTGTTGAAGCTGGTATCCAATCGGCAACAACGGCGGCAGATATGTTCAAAGAAGTCGGTCGTATTGCCATGCTTGCTCTTTCCGGCGGAATGAATCAAGAGAAGACGGCGGTCACTGATAGAGCATCTTCGATTCTTACGGAAGCAAAAACGACAGCTGACGGAATAGCTCAGAATTTTAGTGAAACAGGTTCCACAGCCGGTTCTCAGTTCGCCACAGGACTCAATGACCAGAGATCGGCGGCGGTTTCTGCCGGACAGTCTGTTGCGCTTGGAGCAAAGGGTGCGGCGGCATCATACGAAGGCAGTTTCTACTCAATCGGTGTGAACATGGCGCAAGGCTTGACGTTAGGTATCATGTCCAGAGCACAGGCTGTTGCCAATGCGGCGGCTGACATGGTCAGAAGGGCTATATCTTCCGCAAGAGCTGCAGGTGCAATCAGTTCACCTTCCAGGAAATTCCGTGACATGGTTGGTAAAGAAATTGGCGCAGGTGTGGCATGGGGTATCAAACAGTCCACAAACCTTGCAACAGATGCCGCCGAAGAGCTGATTGGTCAGACGGTGGCGGCAATGTCCGGCAAGCTGAATGGTGCTTCATCGTCGGAAGTCACATACGCATGGCAACAGACTGCAAATAGTTTCATTGAGAAGGCTTTTGGTGTATCCAAGACCACTACCACAGGTTCTGGCAAGAATCAGCAGACGGTGGCGAAGGATACAGAACAGTATTACAACGATGTTTACAAAGCCGCTCAGACATACATGTCCAGAGTCAAGTCACTGTATGACGTTTCCGAAAAGGATGAACTTGCATACTGGAAGAAAGTGCAAGCACGTCTGAAGGTCGGTACTGCCGCATGGTATCAAGCTACAGATCAGGTCAACAAGCTGACGGCATCCATCGCAAAGGAAGCTGAAGACAACGCCAAAAAAGCAGAGGAAGCGGCGAAAGAAGCGGCGGCGGCAGAGCGTCAGATGTATGCGGACATCGTGAGTGCGGCAGATGACTATCTGGAACATCAGAACATCACGCACACGACAAGCATCAAGAGAGAGCTTGCTTACTGGAAGGCAATCCGCAACACGTTGAAGGCTGGGACGCAAGCATACGATGATGCCACGAAGAAAATCGTTGCGCTGGAAGGTAAAATCGGCACAATCGGAAACGCTGAAGGAATCCTTGACACATACAAGACTTATTACGAAGTATCCGAAGCGGCAGAGGTCGAATACTGGGACATCGTCCGTAAACAGTACGCCGCCGGAACGCAAGAGCGGATTGACGCTGATAAACATTACTTTGAAGCTAAGAAGAATCTCAACGACAAGCTGAAGGCTCTGGAGGATGACTACAGGGACAAGGTCAAGGAAGTCAATGACGAACTGGAGCGTGGTATTCAGGAGCTGACGGACAAATATAACAGCGCAGTTCAGCAGAGAGCCGAAGCAATCTATGGCGCATTCGGATGGCAGGATGAATTCAAGAGTGAGAGCGTCACTGGAAAGCAGTTGGTGTTCAATGCCGAATCACAGGCGGCAGGGTATGCTTTTTGGCGGGATGAACTGAATGATCTTGAATCCAGACAGATCCTGTCCGACAGAGTCATTGCGGAACTGCGTGAAAAAGGACCGCAAGAGACCGCAACTGTGGTTGCGCTGAACAGTCTGTCAGATGAAGACTTGCAGAGGTTCCAAACCGCACAGGATGAGAAGTGGAACATCGCTCTTGAACAGTCCAAAAAGGAAAACGAAGGACTGAAGAAAGAAACAGACGAAGCCATCAAACAGCTGAAGAAGAACGCCGAAGAAGAAACCAAGAAACTGACGGATTCTTACACGGAGAACCGGAAGAGTCTGGAAAAGTCTCTTGATGGTGGTTTGAAAGGTTTGGCAACAAGCATCAAGACTATTTCGGAAGATGAAGTCAGACTTCTGGCAACTGCGATAGGTGGAGTGCTGAAAGACCAAGACGCAAAGACTTCAACAGGTGCTTATGTTTCATCCGGTGCAATCTCGGCAGCTTCCGGTGCGGGAACAACAGGGCTGTCCCACAATGGCAACAATGCACATGATGCAGGCGTGGAGATTCTGGAATCCGGTTCGACCAGACGGAACACGCTGAAGGGCAACGAGTCCAATTACAGTCCGCTGTTTCAGCATATCGTTACCAATTATGGCGTACAACCGAATCAGGCAATGTATCATGCACTCGGTGCGGCTCTAGGTGTCAAGACATCCGAAACCGTAACTGGAAGTGAGATGGCACAGATCCTGACAGCCATGAACAAGAACGGTCTGAGAAGAGGTACAAAATACCTTGAGGATGCTTTTGCTTGGATGGATGAAGCCGGTATCGGTTCTGAGTTGATCATCAGGAAAAAAGACGGCGCGATCCTGAACACAGCGGTTCAGAAAGGTGATGCGATCATCCCTGCAGACTTGACAGACAACCTGTACAGATGGGGATCGTACGATCCGGATATCGTGATCCCGCAGGTGATGTCTGCGGCACGGATGAATGCGCTGGCAGAAGCAGGATACAGATCCGTCGGTGGTGCGACAGGTTCCAATGCGGGGACGTTTGACCAGATGTTGTCGCTGATGGTTCAGTTCATGCCGTACCTGGCTGAAAAGACACAGGTGACGCTTGATGGACGTGGTCTGGTGGATTACACAAGTCAGGAAATGGCTAAGAGAAGCAGGAGGGTACGAGGATGACAATCAATGGTATCGACATTTCCACATGGAATGCCAAACAGCGAACAATCACACCGAATCAGCATCATAAGCTGAATTCGGATTCAGAGTGGTTGCCCGGATCGGCGGTTCCGTACCTTTCCAATTTATATGTCGTGATGCGGTCATTCACTGTCACGCTGTGGGTGTACGGTGCGAACAGGAACGAAATCAACCAGAATTGCTCCAACATTATTGCAAAGTGTCTGGTTCCTGTGACGCTTGCTTTTGACGGCTTTCCGTACAAATTCAGAGGGACGTTGGACAATCTGAAGCAGACGGAAACGTCAAAATACCGGTGGCACGTTCTGGAGCTGACTTTTGTTGGATACTTGCACGGTGATGATGCGGCGGTGTCAGGGTACAGCTCTGTCACCGTCAACAATCCCGGAAACTTAGAAAGTCCGGCTGTCGTGGAAATCACTCCACGCACCGGAGCCAGCAACGTGCATCTGACAGGAATCTGCAAGGACTCT